GATTCATCACAATTCTATACAAAAGAAGAAAGAAACGATTACCGATACAATGAGTTTAAAAGATGCAGGGAAAACACTTTATATTTCTTAGATAAATATCTTACATTAAAAGATGGGGATTTAACTTCTGGAAATAATAAATACAAATCAAAACCTGCTCACAAAGTAATTTGTTTCCTTATGGATTGCGGATATTCACTTATGGTGGGTAAAGGTAGGCAGATGGCGGCAACGTCAACATTTGCGGGAACAGCATTAGCAAAAATTATATTTCGTTCAGGATTTACAATGAAATTGATAGCTCAAGATGATATGAAGGCTAAGGAAATTGTAAATGATAAAGTAAAATTCCCTTTTAATAACTTGCCAGAGTGGATGAAACCTACTGTTGGAAACGATAGAGAGGAAGTGTTAAGATTTGTAAAGAAAGGTGTTAAGAAAGGATCTAAGGAAGGAGCCGATTCCATACTTCGAGTTGTTCCTCCAAGTGTAGGAGCAATCAATGGAGGTTCTCCCGACTGTGTTTACATAGATGAGGCGGGTTATATTGGTATGTTAGGAAAAATGATTAAGGAAGCACGACCAACAATGTTTGGACAAGACCCTTACAATGGTAAACTTAAAATGAAACGTCAAATAGTAATTTGGGGTACAGGAGGTACAGAAGAAGGAGAGGTTAAAAGAAAAACAAAGTCTTACGAAGTAGAATACTATAACTGTGTAAAACATTGGGAAGAAAAAGATTTTCATTACGGAATTATACCTTTATTTTTTGACTGGACAGCAAGGCCGGGAATGACAAAAGAGATGTATCTCAAAGAGAAAAGAGCTTACGCAAAAGAAGATGGTCCAGAAAAAGATGCTTCACTAATTCAATTTAAACAACACTACCCTTCCACTATACAAGATATGTTTCTTTCAACAGGAAAGCTACTTGTGTCCGCTGATTGGATAAATCAACAAATGGATAGGATTAGAACTGCACCCCATAAATTAAAATCTCAAAAAGGATACTTTGAACCTGTATTTGATTACACACAACCCAAAGGAGAATATTCAGATGTTCCTTATAAGATTATAGGAGCTACTTTTGTTCCACTTAATCCTTCTATGGATGAAATGAGTAGAGCAACAGTAGAAATATTTTTATCACCAAGCAAAACGTGGAGAAATAGATATTTTCAAGGAACTGACCCTATTATGAATGACACTGGTTATTCAGATATGGCTTCGGTAATATACGATTCTCACTTTAATACACTGTCTGCTGTAATGAGTTACCGAGATAGTGACCATAAATACAACTTTTTGCAAACACTTCTTTTAGGGTTGTACTACGATACTAATAATAAAGGATTAGGAACACCTGAATTAGTCGAAGCGAACATTGGAACAGCTTATATAGATTATAAGGAGGAGAAAGGATATTTCAACTCACTTGTTCATAATAAAGAGTTGCCTGATTACCTCACAGGCGGGGGAAGTATGGTAGGAATAGATAATAGAGGAAATAGGTCAAGATTCATTATAAATAAGATGGCCGAACTTATAACTACATCCGGGAATAAGTTTTACATACTTGATTTTTTCAGACAATTGGAAACCTTCCATTGTACGGTAACACAAAAAGGAGCTGAAGTCTGGGGAGTATCAGATAAAAGACAATTTAAAGATGATATACTTTATGCAACAGTTTTTGCTTACATTTGCAGAATGACATTTGACAGAAACCAACCTTACGAGGTTACTTCTGAAAAAATGACGTATAAAGTAACACAAAAATTAGTAAGAAACAAGGATAACTCTTTATCGAAAGTTCCCGTTAGAGTACCTGTAAGACATTAAGATATGAGCGTAAGAGGAAGAAAAGTAGAAACCGAAAGGGATTTAAGGCCTGATAGCCAAGAAGCCTACGAAAGAAAAAATACCTATCTAAGTGATTATAGTCTATTTAGACCTATATCAGCACGTGGATTGCTTAATGATTACCCGGAACTTAATGAAATTACTGAATTTAAAAAGCTAAGTAAAGTAGAATTACTATTTACGTGGTATTTTGCAAACGAAGCAAGTCCATTCTTTGATATGGATAACGAATTTGAAAGAGCAAAGAACTCTTTAAAATACGCTCTATATGCAGCGCAGGACAATACGGTAACAAGAACAATAAGAGAGCAATATTCCTCACTTGAATTTTCTGAAAGAGTTTCTTCAGCAATAGTAAAAATGAAAACTTTTAAACTTGGGCCACGAGTTCGAGCAAAAAAGATGGTTGATAATATTTTGAATAACTTTGAGAAAATTATTAAGATGGATATTGAATCAAGCGAGTTTCAAAAAGATGGGGAAAAGGATTTTGATAAAATTAAAAAGTATGTAGATTCAGCAACTTCAATATCTAAGAACATACCTGATTTAATCAGTATGGCCGAAAGTGGATTTGCGGTAGCGAAGCGCGGGGAAGAAACATCAGATTCAGAAGTAGAAGGAGGCGGTTCATTAATAGACCAATGGCACGAAGAAAATTAACAAAAACAACTTTAAATATATGGCACTAATAGTAGCACCAGAAACAAGACCAAATAGGGTTACAGATGATAAAAACGATTTATATCACTTACAGATGGCTAAGTATTGCCTTTATGTAGGAAATGATGGTCGCCATAGTAGTTGGTTAGCAAAAAACAAAGTTAATAAGAACTTCTATAAAGGAGATCAATGGAGTTTAGAGGAGGATAAACAAACCTTCCTTCAAGACACAACCGGGAACACCACAACTCGATTAGCATTAGTACAAAACTTGATTAGACCAATGGTAGAGCAGTATCGTGGTAACGCAATCATATTAAATATTAATGCTGCTGCAAAAAGTGTATCAAGCCATTCATTAAATAGAAGGGATAAAAGACTTACGGAACAGTTGTTTAAAACAAGAGTGGCAAAAGAGTTTCCAAACGTAGGAAAAATAATGAGAGAAAATGACCCTTCAATCGGAGTAGAAGAAGGGCAAACAGAAATTATTTTTGAGAACCTATATGTCGATTCTTTAACGCGGGAAATCAATGATTTATTAGATTACTCTAAAAAGTTAAATAGATTTCAAAGAAAACAAGTAAAAGCAGCTCAAAACTTAGCTTTAACAGGTTTATCAGTTGAACAGGCAATATTACAAGGAGGAGATTTAAGATTTGAATCAATAGAGCCAGACGATTTTTTCTTTGATAGAGATGCGAGGGAGTTTGATTTAACCGATGCCGAGTTTATGGGTATCGTTAAACCAATTGATATTCCGTTAGTATTAGAACGTTGGAATGTAAAACCAGAAGATGCAAACGCTTTAGAAGAATACACTCGAAACGCGGGAAATGCCACTACTTATATATCAAGTACAAACACAAGAAACTACGGAGCTAATAAAGTTCCTGTTGTAACAGTATATTGGAAAGATATTGAAAGATATAAGTATGGTTGGGTAATGGATGAAGATAACTATCCCGTATTAGTTAGAATAGGTAAAAAAACAAATGGTAATTCATTAGATGCTGAAAAGATATATGAAGAATCAGATTTGATTACCCCGCCTGATACACCAAAAAATAGAAAGTTATTTCCTGATGGGAAAAAGACTACAATGCTTTACTGTGATACATTAAGATATTGTACATACATTCCCGGTGAAGTAGTTTCTTCAACAGATACATCAGATAAAAATAAATATTCAGATATTATATTGGATTGGGGTATGGACCCATACCAAGATACAAAATACCAAGATATTTCAAATGTTAAGTTTCCATTTAAAGTTGCTATTTGGGGATATGTAGATGGGGAAATATTTTCTCCTGTTGACGATGCTATAAGTCCACAAAGATTTATTAACCGTATGCTTTCATTATCGGAAAGCCGAATGAATAGCTCTGGAGGTTCCAATGTAATCATAGATGAGGATTCAGTAGAGGATGCAGAACAAACTTATTTAGATATTAAAGAAGGGAAGCCTATCACCGTAAGAACACGCGGGAAAGGAATACCAAATACAGTAGGCGTATACGATGCTACTCCAAAAGCGGGAACATATCAAATGTTTCAAATGATAAACAATATGCAAAACCTGATACAATCAGTAACAGGAGTAAATGAATCATTAAAAGGAGAATCAACAGGGAGTGACCAGTTGGTTGGAGTAACACAATTAATGATACAAAGAG